CCGTCATTATAGCCTCTATAGGTCTTGATTCCTGATTCTGGTATTTACCAGAATAAGGCGTGTCGGTAGGTTCATCCAATTGTTCAAAGATAACCTGAGCTATTGGATCACCCTTTTTGATAAATAAAGTGTGGTTATTTTGATTAGTAATCTCAATAGTTAAATAGCCCCGCCACCCAGGTTCTGCTACAGTATTCTGAACAAATAACCCGCGCCTAGCCCAAGTGCTTTTATCTACAATCCTCATAAGAAGATAATCGGGTATATCGAAATATTCGATAGATGATGCCAGGGCAAATTGGCCCTCTATCAGAATTAAGTCTTGTGCTATCCTAATATCATAACCAGCTGGCCCTAACCCATAGGTTAATCCATGCTGGCTCTTCTGACTTTCAACGAAAGGACGGATGAGATTTTCACCATGCCGTCTAATTGATTGTGCACTCAGAATCATCTTTCGTCTCCTGATCCAGAAATCTTGTTTCTTTGCTTACGATCAGCGAGTTTAGCCAGATTAATGTAAGCTACATCTTCTAAACTGGACCCGAGTTCGTCAGCAGCTGCCGCTATGTACCAAAGAACGTCCCCTAGTTCTTTCAAAAACAATATTTTGTTTTCATCAGACATAAAGGAATCATGATCTCTTATTAACTTACCCATCTTTTCGGCTACTTCACCTGCTTCGCCATTCAACTTTAGTATTGTATAGATCAAACCCCCAAGCTTTTTCCTTTCAGGATAAAAGGCAGTCGTTAAAGCTTGCTTCTGGTACTCATCTAGCATCAAGGGCATTAGGATGACTCCATAGAACTCGTACCCACTCAGGGGGTTTGCTACGTGCAAATATAGTTATACCTAGACAATTCCTACCGTCGCGGATCTCCTCCATTGATTCGTCATCACTGAACACATCTTCTGCTATAAGTATCTGACCACCTTCTTGTGTGAACTTGTTTAATGCAGTAGCAAGACGTGTGCCCCCACGTAAGGTAGGCATTACTGTTCCGAATGGGGGTAAAAGATCAAAAGCCATTAAGGCTAAGGCCCTTATATCTTCATCGGATAGAGCATTGCAGTCTATGGACCAATTTGTAGCCTCACCAGAATGCAAAATATAGGCACCAGAACTAAACAGACTCATCTTTTAATTCCCTTCTAACTATTGATAAGAAATCAGGCCAATATTCCATGCCTTTTTCTTCAGGATAGCCAAAATACCTATTTGCCTTACGTACCTTATCTTTACAGCGATCCCGCATTTCAGTTGTAACTGGCCCAATTACAGTCCCTTTTTCTAGCAATTCAGGATAATCATAATCCTCCATGTGTTGGACCTTTCCAATCTTTGAAAGCTTCACGACAGTCATCAGGCATAGCCATGATTGGTCTCAATCCAGGCGGCCAGAACAGATCCCCTTCTTCAGCCAAGTGCCAAGCCTTTGCTGCATAGAATGGATCAAGGGGAGTACCATCTGGAAGGTTAGCTATCAAGTGTTTATCATAAGGTGTGGTAGGTAAAATTACTTCTAGTTTGCCAAGGCCCAGCAGGTCTACTTGAGGGCAATAGCGACTTGCTAGTTTTACTATACTTGCTCTGTCAGCCATTGGTGATGTTAATACAGCTACAATTTCAATTCCTCTTCCCCACGTACCTATAAGTACCCCAGCAGCAGTTAAGCCTGATCCTGTAGGGACAATAATGCGTTTAATTCCGTCTGGAATGTTTTCACACTGTTTAGCTGTATCAAGAACAGCTAACTTACGATCCCAACCTATGACTACTTTTAGATCAACCGCTCGTTGACGAGCGTGCTTTCTTATTACTGACGAATAACCGGGCTTGATTTCGTTTACCTCAGCGCCAAGTTGTTCACAGTATTTAGTAGCATCTGTTTTCTTCTGGCGTTTCGGTACGTAAATAATGCCATTTGTTTGATTAAGCTTTGCTGCGGATGCAACGTATACCTGTTGACAACTATTCGCAGAACAACCCACAAGCATTGGTGGGATGCTAGGAGCATCAAGATTAATAAAATCAATATCTTCTGGTATCGGTCTGTTGGCAATCATTTGTTGATACTGACGAACCTTAGATCCCGAAGGGTGTTCAAGGGAGGACCAACAAGCAAGGTCCTCCCTTTTTACTAGAACACCCTCAAGGCAATGAATTGGTGTAATATCTTCGTACATATTAACCTCATATGGTACCGGCTAGGGGAATCGAACCACTATCTCCGCGTCCACAGCGCAGCGCTCTAACCGTTGAGCTAAGCCAGCCACAGCCCTTTATACCGCTTCAAGGACCTTTTTGGGTAGGGTATTCTCACGCTGACTCTTAAGACGGGCAATGGTGGTATCGAACATTGCCAGTACATCTTTATGGGTGTGGGTATTATTGTAACAGGCCACGAAGTTGCAGTAATCGGTGTAGTAGTCAACTTCACCGGGTTCGTAGCCGACGTCCGCGCGGATGACTTCCAAGTCACCTAGTGGGATGGCTTGTGCTAATTCTGCACAATAGATATCATCATCCTTATCCCAACCAATGACCTCAAGGATGGCCCCACGTGCGCAAAAGGACACCACGCCATCTTTATTAAGACTACGGAACTCATGGACTGCCCAGTTCTTTTCATCGGTGATGCAGTTGCGAGCAGCTTCCAGTACTTCTATCATATGTATCTTCGACATCAGGTTACTCCTGTACTTCAGCACTTGCCTTTGGGGCAATATTTAACATACTGAAGTTACAGGGAATTTGAAAAGGGCTATCTGTTATGGCTTACTGGGCCGTCGCGATGACCAAATCAGCATCTGAGCATATAGCTCAGTATAACTTAACCCGTCAAAATTTTGAGACCTACCTGCCGAAATATTTGTCTGGAGTTGGAAAAGAGATTAAGGTAAAAGTGCTCTTCCCAAGGTACATATTCATTCGGATAGACCTACAGTGGCATAAAATCAATGGAACTCGTGGTGTGACACGTATCATTATGAATGATCTGAAGCCGGCACAGATACCAGATAAAGTTATTCAGAATTTGAAGGCATGTGAAGATGTTAAGGGCTTGATTACGTTGCCTGAGCAACCAAAATTCGTACCAGGACAACCTGTTAGAGTTGTCAAAGGTCCTTTTTTAGATTACATTGCAGTCTATGATGGCATGCGACCTAATGAACGAGTTCGTGCTCTTATTAAAATGTTAGGACAGACTGTACCCATTGAACTAGATCAAGAAGACCTAGTTGCGGTAGCTATTGGTTCCAAAGAAGGTGAAGTTGAATTATGAACGATCTGGTACAGATTAAGGTGCGTGGCACTTGTAAGTGGTTTTCCGATGAAAAAGGTTTTGGATTTTTGATGTGTGAAGGTGTTGGAGTGGACGTATTCGTTCATAAACAACAACTTCAAAAATCTAATGTGACTGATCTTAAAGAAGGTGATCGGATTAATTGCATTGTGAATAAGGGCGTTAAAGGTATGTATGCTACTAACATAGTTAAGGAATAAAATGCCATCAAAGACGCCGAAACAGGCGAAGCTTATGAGTGCAGTGGCTCATGGCTGGAAGCCTAAAGGCAGTGCAGCAGGTCTTCCAGTTAAAGTAGCCAAAGAATTTCATGCCGCCGATGCAGGCAAACGTTATGGTAAAGGAAGCCATAACGGATCAACAAAGGGTTTTAGTAAACCTACGAAAAGGAAATAATTATGGCAAAGTACACTCCAGGTTCCTCAGTTAAGTATGGGACTGGCTCTTATGATTCTCAAGCCCATAAGGGTGTAGGCAGGGATCAAAAAGCTTTGAGTCCTACAGCAGGCGAAAACAATGGTTCAGGTTCCACGCTTCATACAAGAAACGCCATTGTTAGGGATGGTGTTTCAGGTAAGGGCGCTCCTAAGCGTGGGTATCAGATTGATGCCCATACCGGAACTCATCATGGTCCTAATGGTCAAGCTATGGGTCACCTTGATGATATACGCCCTGCTAGATATGAGCGTCAACTTCTAAGTGAAGGTGATGGTGACGGTGCTGCGCATACAAAGCACATTGAGACAGCTCCGAACAGAGGCCGTCCAGCTAGGGCAGAACATCACCCAGCTCCTGGTGGTGAAACTCATAAGTTCAAGTATGGTTCTGCTGGTGAAGCCCATGGCTATGGACATAGCGGTTCACAAGTAGAAGGTGCTCTGCGTCATTCAGGTCACAGCAGAGGTCATAGAATCGGTAAGAGGTAATGAAGTATTATCAGTGTGAGTTGAGTCGCGGCCCCGCGAAAACAGTTGGTTGGATTGAAGAACGCGGGGCCAAGGTGGGTCATGAGGTAGAACTTCTCACTGCAGATGGTCAATTCTGGCGGGTTGAGAAGGTTTTTCATTTCGGTCTCGAAGAAGACGCTCTTAGAGCCAAACAACGTAACGATAGAAACAGTTTATCTTCACTTGTGAGAGCGTGATGGGTGGGATTGGAAGCGGGTATGGAACAAAAAGACCGGATCATCCAGTAGGCCATTGGATGGCTGGTCGTACTACTAATTACCCGGATCAAAAGAAACATTTGAAATCTGTGTTTTCAGACAAGCCTGATCCCAGTTGCCATGGGCACAAGAGGGAAAGGGATAGGTTAGCGGGTCTTCCTGATACTGGTGCTAAAGCTAGGAAGGACAGGGATGCCCGATTATGTAATAAGGAAGCTATGGCTATGGCTGTTGAACGTAAAAATACTATTGCAATGGAAGCTAGAGAGCTGCAAGATCTTGCTCGTCAGCTAGCAACTAAGGCTATGAAGGCATTAGTTGATATTCTTGACAACGAAGATTCATCTGATACTGCTAAAATGCAGGCAATTCAGATGATTCTTGATAGAGGTTTTGGTAAGCCTGCAGCTACTGTGTACAGTATTAGCCAAGATGCTGGCACAAAGCTTAGTGATTTAGATGGAAAGTCCCTTGACCAGCGAATTGAAGACGCTATCGCAAGAACTGAAAGGCTTACAGCAGGAGCGTCAGAAGCGCCTTCGGGCGAAAACAGACCTGCTAACCTACGGAAATATAATTAATGCCTAAACAATGTTCTGTTGAAGGGTGTGATAAAGTACATCATTGTAAAGGAATGTGTAAAACACATTATCAAAAATTGTATATGCGTCAACGCAGGTATGGACGTACAGAGTTAATTAGAAGAGTTCGTGGGACTGGTTCTATAACTTATGATGGTTATGTTTATGTACAAAATAATAAAAAGAAAAAGATGTTACATGTACTTGTTGCTGAGAAGGCACTTGGCAAAACCCTTCCAAAAGGGGCTGTGGTTCATCATGTCGATGGAAATAGAAAAAATAACGAACCCACAAATCTAGTGGTTTGCCCCAACCAAGCCTATCATTTGCTTTTGCATAAAAGAATGAGAGATAATGCGTGGTAATGAGGAATTACATCAACTCTCAGGTGAGTTGCGAGGTTTACAGCAGGAACGTCAGAAGCGTTTAAGGGCAAAGACTGACTTACTGACCTATGCTTCCATAATTGATATCCCAGGATCTCCTGTTAGTGCTGCTTCTGAGGATAGAGAGCAGTTTCTTCCGATACGAGAGCAGTTTGGTAAACATCATTTATTGTGGTTACGGTGCCTTCAAGACGTTGAAGACGGTAAGATCAAACGATTAATGGGTTTGATGCCGCCTGGAAGTGCAAAATCAACTTATACTAGTATAGTTTTTCCGACGCATTTCTTAGGAAGATTCCCTAGTCGGTCTACTATAGTATCTTCATACGGAAGTGATCTCCCTAAGAAGTTTGGAAGACGTGCTAGATCGGTTGTTAGGCAACCAATCTATAAGCGTATTTTTGATACTGAACTTTCAATGGAAAGTGCAGCAGCTGATGAGTGGACCCTAACATCCGGCAGTGAATGGATGGCTATGGGTATCCTTGCTGGTGTTACAGGTAATCGTGCTGATGGTGTTATTTGGGATGACTTAATAAAGGGAAGGCAAGAAGCTGACTCTAAGGTTACCAGAGATAAAACTTGGGATGCTTATTTAGAAGACCTCTTAACCCGTAAGAAGCCTAAAGGTTGGGAAGTAGGAATAACAACAAGGTGGCATGAAGACGATCCAGCCGGCCGTATTTTACCAATTAATTATAATGGTGAATCTGGTTGGATGAAAGGTCAGGATGGTAACGATTGGTTTGTGGTTTGTTTGCCTGCTGAAGCAGAACGTGATGATGATATTTTAGGTCGCAAGCGTGGTGATATACTATGGCCCGAATGGTTCAGCAGAGATCACTTCGCCCCGTTCAAATTACAAACTAGAACATGGGCAGCTCTCTTTCAGCAAAGGCCTGCCCCCGAGTCAGGTGATTACTTTCAAGCTTCATGGATAAAAGGTTACGGGGAAGGAACTAGAATTCAGCTTCCTCCACGTGAAACACTTCATATTTATGGGGCGAGTGACTACGCCACTACTGATGAAGGCGGAAACTATACTGTTCATGTAGTGGCAGGTGTCGATCCTGAACACAATGTATATATATTAGACTTATGGCGTCAGCGAACATCATCAGATAAGTGGGTTGAGACCTTTTGTGACTTAGTAAAGGAATGGAGACCATTAGGCTGGGCTGAAGAAACTGGTCAGATAAAAGCTGGTGTAGGACCGTTTCTGAATAAACGCCTTATGGAAAGGCATCTTTATATTGCTAGGGCTGCATTCCCTGCCAAAGGTGACAAGCAGATTAGAGCTCAATCAATTAGAGGTAGAATGGCTATGGGAAAAGTGTATTTTCCTACAGCTGCCCCTTGGTTCTCAACACTTAAACATGAGCTACTGACTTTTCCAGCTGGTAAAACGGATGACCAAGTTGACGCTTTAGGTCTTTTAGGTCAAGTTCTTGATAAAATGATCTCAGGAGCCCCACTTCCATCTGATCCTGAGAGGCCAAAAAGGTTGTCAAGCAATCCAGAAGAATGTACTTTGTCATTGACTGACCTTTTTGAAGATAATGAAAAGCGTTTGGGTAAGAAGAACAACGCACATCTCAGGATAAGATAAAATGTTTCCGAAATTGTACATAACGCTTTACCGTGATATGGCTCGTGATAGTAATAATCAACTGATAGGGGCTCCTATGACCCCTCCAATTGACGAGCAGGAAATAGATATATGCCATGAATCTGTGTCTGGACATCCATTTCCAAAATATACACATTTTATTTGCGTAAAGGCAGAAGCAGACTGCTGCATCGCCATAGGCGAAGATGCTGTAGCTGATCCACATTATCACTTTATTGAGGCTGGTGAGCGATTGTTTTATGGTGTTCGGGAAGGACATCAGATTGCTGTGATTGATTCTACAATTAAGGACGGAAACGATGGTAGCCATGATGATGGGCCGGGGAAAGAAGAAGTCAGTTCTTGATCTTCTTTCAGACCCAGAGCAGCTTAAATCTACTATTAAGGCTCATGAGAATATCATAGATGCCAGGAATAAGGCTGCTCAAGAATTTAATAAGAGGAAATCTGAAGCTTTTGCGGCCATCGAAGAGCTAAGAAACAAAGAAGATGAACATGATGCCCGCCACGCTGAATTAAATCAGCGTGAGAAGGCTTATGATGAGTGGGTACTCAGGTTAAACAGTCTAGAAGATAAACTAGAATCTTCAATTGCTGTTCATGAAAAGGCAAAATCAGATTTTGAAGCTGAAAAAGCACTGTTTTTTGATGATGCTAATAAGAAAAATATAGAGTTTTCTAACAAACAGCATGAAATTTCTACTGTAGAAGCCACTCTACAGGGCAATCAAAGGAAATTAGATCAGCTTTTGTCTGAAACTGCTGCTCGTGAGAAGTTAGTTAAGGAAAAAGAAGACTTTCTTCTTAGTATTATTGAGAAATTGAAGGTATAATAAATGACTGTTTGGACCCCGAGCATGATAACAGCTGGAACAGTTGATGTTATTGCGGTTCAGTGGGGACCAGGGGCTAAGAGCGGAGATACATTCGTTCCAATTATATCAGGTTCCTTAGTAGATCACTCAATTCAAGTTGAAGGTAACTTTGGAGTCGGGACATCAGTGACTTTACAAGGATCAAATGATGCTGTATCTGGTACGACAGGGAATTATCATTCATTAACTGATCCTTATGGTAACACAATAGCTATTCAATCTGCGTCAATAAAGCAATCAACTGAAGTAACGTCCTGGATAAAGCCTGCAATAACGTCTGGCGACGGATCAGAGAGTTTAACCATAACAGTTTCACTGAGACGAACCTATAAGTAAAGGACTGAGAAATGGCAAACTATGAACTTCCTCTATTAAATGCCACGGTATCATCTGCATACCGTACAACTGGCCTGTTCTATGTAAACACAACAACTGGTCAGACCAGAAGATACCAAGTTTATGAAGTTGAATTCGGACAAACCGGAACTTTGGCGTCAACAGACGTTCAAGTTCAATGGGACGTGTCAAGATTTGCTAATACAGCTGGCATAGCTGGGACATCAATTGTCCCGAACTTGCTAGATCCAGGTGACGTTAGCCCATTATGCGTTGCTTTTAACAATCTGACTACAGAACCAACAAATATTACAACTGCTGGCCTTGGTTTGAATCTGAAAAACTGGGCGATTAACCAACGTGGTTCATACCGTTGGCGCGCTCTAGATGACGGTGACCAGATTGTTGTCGCTTCAGCTATTGGTCAGGGTATTGCAGTTCGTGAACTGTCATCTGCTGGTACAATTACATCTATGTCTGCTGTCGGTAACATGAGTTTTATCGAAAGATAAGAATGTGCCGTTAAGAATAAAACCGGGTGGTGTAGTATATATATGTCTTCCTGATGATAACTTTGAGCTTCACGCTTCAACTTGTTTTCATTGTCAGAAGATAACTGAATTTCCTTCAATGAGAAGGATGCATGAGTATGTTGATATATGTAGAAAGTGTATGAAGCTGATATGCTTAGAATGTGTAGGTGGGGAATGTAAACCTTGGCTTAAACAAGTAGAAATTGATGAAGCGTTGAGTCGTGAGAGGTTAAGACGTCTTAATAATGGTGATGAGTAACAGACGTTATAGTTACTATCCCGGTTTCTTTACAACTGATAGCATTTCAAGTTCAAAAGATATTATTTTAAGTGCTGGAAGTGGAATGACAGTTGATGAAAGATGGGAACATGAGACTAAGTGGTTAGTAGAAAAGATAAAATTCGGTAATGAGCGTGATTTAGTTATAGATTATGGTTGTGGAATAGGAAGATTAGCTAAGGAAATAAAAAATCCTGTTCTTGGTGTTGATATATCGCCAAGTATGATTGAACAGTCAATTTCTTACGTAAACAAATCAACATTTAGTTGTATAACCCCCGAAATGTTGACCATTCTTTCCAAGAATGGCCTCAAAGTGTCAGGGGCTTATGCTGTCTGGTCTCTTCAGCATGTCCTAAATGTGGTTGAGGTTATCGAAACCCTTATGAGGGTGATAAAACCAGGGGGTTTGTTTTGGTTAATGGATTTATTGGTGCGTAGGGTGCCTTGTAGTGAGATTATTGATGATACCTTTACATATTTAGACGATGGAATTAAGATTACTGGCCTTATTGATAAGTGGTGTGACTTAGAAACAATAGAAAATATGCTTCTATACCCAGACCAGCCAAGTCTAACTCTTAGAATGTATAGAAGGCGGTCATGAAGTGTGGCGAGTGTGGTCATTGGTTGACCAGTCGTAAGACAATATACAGTGACGGATCAGAAATAGTAAATTTCAAGACCTCAGAAAACATGGGTCTTTGTCGTCATCTTGCTGTTGAAACCCCTGTACATTTTGGTTGCCTTTCATTCAAAGAAGGTGGTCATGAAGAAATAGTTAATAAAGACGGTGCCCCTTGGCAACATTGGCATTATGGGATTTGTCCTGAGTGTAACGGACGTGGTAGCAAACCTCCCCCTAATGAACGTCATTGCATGAGGTGTATCGGGACTGCACATGTCCGTTATTATGATGACGGTTATGTTGGTGATGAAAAGACAAAGACACATCCTAAAGAAAAGGAACCAGTATGCGTAGAGTTGAAGGGCACGACGCTGAGTCCAATGGGGCCACCCAAACAGGGGGCGATGTAAACGAGTTTTGGGATTGGTTTGAAAAAGAAGCAAGACCTAAACTTGGTATCAGGGCTGATACGTTTGCTTCTGCTTTCAAATATTTAGATAAATTAGATCGTCCTGTAAATATTATTGAAACTGGCTGTGTTCGTAAGCATGGTGAGTTTATTGACGCGAATAATTGGGGTGGTGACGGTTGCAGCACTATTATGTTCGATAAATATGTCTCTATTAATGGTGGCAATGTTCGGACAGTAGACATAAATCAAGAAGCCACAGACCTATGCAGGTCTGTTGTGTCTTTTAGAACATATGTCCATACAGGTGATAGTGTCTCTTATTTAGAAGAAGAGGGTAAATCTTGGCACCCCAGGCAAGCAGATCTACTTTATCTAGATTCATTTGACTTAGAACCTTTAAATCCTTTGGCTAGCCAAGTTCACCATATTAACGAACTTAATGCGGCTATGCCTCTAATTAATGAAAATACCCTTGTGGTTGTTGATGATTCCCCTGTCATTGTAAATGATTTCGGAATGATCGAAATCAATGGTAAGGGAGCATTAGTTGCTAAGCATGCTTTTGAGGTAAACGCGGATCTTCTGTTCTGTGAATATCAGATAGGGTGGACGGGTATGAGCCGTCCCAGATCTGAGGAAGTAAGGTCTGATGCTGAATTAAAGAAATTAGTCATAAAAGCCCGTAAGGCTTTTGAGGAAAAGAAGTTTATATCTGCATCTAGTTTATACCGAATGGTATTGCTGTATACATCTGATCCAAGGACAGGGTTGGCACATACGACAACTGGGGTTCAGTGTATTGCTAGAGGTGAGGCATGCCTTTTCTTTGCAAGACTAGCTTCAACTCATAATAGATTAGGCACTGCTCTAGATTGGTATCGCAAAGCTTTGGAGTCAGATCCAAAAGCAATCGACTACCGGCTTGAGTTGGCTACTAAGGTCATGCGTCCACTTGGCTATCTCACTGGCGGTCGTCGTGAGGCATTCATAGCCACTCAAATTGAGCCTACCGACAAGCACGCTTGGCGTATCTTAGGCGGTTTTGAGCATGATCTCAGTAATTTAGAGCAAGCTAAAGCTGCTTATGATACAGAATTGATTCTAGCCCCTAATGATCCAGAAGCTCTTCTGGATAGAATGTCAATTGCTCTTGATGAGCCTGATTATGAGACTGCTGAGAGGCTGGCTCATAAGGTTCTTGAGACTGATATGAAGGGTGAGGCTTACCACTCCTTAGCTTTTATTGCTTATAGGCAATCAAGACATGAGGAAGCTATAGAACTTTTTGACAAGGCATTAGAACATAAGTCAAGTCAGGAAGCTACTATTCATTGGAACAAGAGTTTAGCCCTTCACTCAATTGGACGTTACAAAGAAGGTTGGGAAGAACATGAGTGGCGTATTCATGAACGCACTCAGATGGCTCTGTATGTCCCACTATTGAGGTTTAGCAAGCCCTTATGGAAGGGTGAGCCAGCTCCTTCTAGGCTTCATATTCATCAAGAAGCTGGGGCAGGTGACAATCTGTGCTGTGCTAGGTACTTAAAGCTGTTGGTAGATAAGGGGTATGATGTTCGGTATGAAGCGTACCCTGATATGGTCAGTTTGATAGCCAGAAGCTTTCCAGATGTAAAGGTTATTCCTCAAACACCTGATTACCCTGGGGTAGTTGGGATTGAGATGTTTGACTATCATCAGCCTATTGGTGGTCTTCCTCATGTATTTGGTACTGATATAGATACAGTGCCATGGTTTGGCCCTTATATTAAGTCTGATCCAGAATTGGCTGAGAAATATAGGAAGAAATTAAACGGTGCGCGTATTGGCATCTGTTGGTCAGCTGGAAACCGGGAAGGTTTGGGCTTGTGGATCAACCAGTACGGAAAGCGTAAGTCTATTAAATTCAAAAGTTTAGAGCCGCTTCTATTTGGCCAGTGTCATCTGTTTACATCTCTTCAAGTAGGGCCTGAAAGGTCTGAAAATAAAGGAATCATTTCAGATCTATTACCACCTGTGCCTTCTTGGGATGATACAGCTGCATTAGTAGAAAATTTAGATTTAATCATCTCTGTTGACACATCGGTCATGCATTTAGCTGGGGCTATGGGGAAGCCAGTTTGGGCTTTATCACCTAAAGATGCTCAATCTTGGCATCTAATGTGTGAACGTCCTGGTGCTTCCTGGAATAAAACTTCCCCTTGGTATCCAACTATGAGGGTGTTCAGGCAGCACAGGTTTAACGAACCTCATGTTTGGCATGAGGTTGTTGAAGATGTTATTAACGCTCTAAAAGACGAAGGTTAATAACCACTAATCCGAAGGGTTATGTTACGTGGCATGGGCAAAGGTCCAAGGAGCTGGGTTCTCAAGCCAAGCGACTGCGACCACTATTCCCGTTACGTTTGCAGGATCAGTCACCAATGGCAATCTTCTTGTAGGTGTCGGTTATTGGGGTGATGACTTAGCCACGACCGCACCTACAAGCGTCACGGACAATGCTTCTGGCGGCAGCAATACTTATACTGTTCTAGACTTCGTGCCTTCTGGCGGTAGCGGTAATGACTTTCAAGCTGGCTGCATATTCTATTGTGCGAGTGTTTCAGGAACACCAACAGTAGTCACTATCAATTTTTCCGCGAACCGAGATTTCCGCAATGCTGTCGTTGTGGAGTTTTCCAATGCGGCTGGTCTTGGGTCTGCAGATGGCGACAAAGTCACGCAGTACGGATTTAATCCTGTAAGTCCTCAGGTAGGTCCGATCACCACAACAAAGAACGGTGATCTGATTTGTGGTTTGTTGGGCATCGATTCAGGCGTCAATTTACCCATTTCGGGTCTTACTGATGCTACATTTATTGGTCTTGCTGGTACTACGGGCGGCCAAAACAATGGTACGAACGATGCTAATGGTGCTAAGATTGCCTTCACAACGCAGACTTCGGCTGGAGCGATCTCAGGTGCTATAGACAATTCTGGTGATACTGCAACACCTATTGCAGCTTTCATCTTCGCCTTTTCACCTGGGGGTGGAGGAGGTGGGGGTGTCAGTTACGGTTGGGAAATACAGTCATTTCAACCGCCAAGTTATCTGTCTGTCAGAAAGGGGGCAATAACTCGTGGTCATGATGGGATAGATGCTAAATTTATTCCACCTAATATTCCATCAAATAGGTGGCTAATTCAGGCTTGGCAACCACCATATTTTCCAACCACTAAACAAAAGGCAGCGATAGGGTTAAAAGGCATAGATGGAATAGAGCGTCCATTCATTAGGTTTAGACCAGGTGGTTGGGAAATACAGTCAGTTCAACCACCAACGTTTCCTCTTCCCAATGAAAGAAGCAACGCAGCCTTATCTAAATGGGAAGATGGGATAGAATTTCCATTTATTAACTTTAAGCGTGATGGCTGGGAAATACAGCCTTGGCAGCCCCCATTTTACCCTAAGAAAAATGCATCTGCGATTTTTCCATTAGTTAATATTGATGCAGTATTTGTCTTTGTGCCGTCTAATCAGACGGCATGGGGGTATGACATTCAAGTTAATCTGCCTAAGATACCTTACAACAAAAGTGGGTCTTTAACTCAGCGTGAAGATGGAATAGAATTTCCATTTATTAATTTTCAACCTGATGGCTGGGAAGTTCAATCTTGGCAACCACCGTACACAATACACAGAATACAATCATTCCTGCGTGGCATAGACGGTATAGATTTCCCATTTATTAATTTTCAACCTGATGGTTGGGAAATACAGCCAGTTCAGCCCCCTCATCCATTTACTGAAAAGAAGGGTTCTACACTAAAGGGTATTGATGGAATAGATTCACCTTATATTAAATTCTTTCCTTATGGTTGGGAAATACAGCCACCACAACCACCAATAAATGTAATAAAGGAAAGAGGAGCAGTATTAAAGGGCACTGATAGTATAGAATCACCTTTCATTAATTTTCATCCATCTGGGTGGGAGATACAACCCTCACAACCTCCTCATCCTTTCAATGAAAAGAAGGGATCAATATTAAGAGGTATTGATGGAATAGAATTCCCATTCATCAATTTCTTTCCTTATGGATGGGAAATACAACCTCCTCAACCTCCTTTTTACTTGCCAAAGAATCAGAGGATAGCTTCTGTTTCACAATGGGAAGACGGTATTGAATTTCCCTTCATATTTGTTCAACCAAATTTCAATCCCTATGGCTGGGAAATACAGCCATTTCAACCACCACACAGACAATCTGAGGTAAAAGGTGCTGGTTTCTTACGTGGTGATGACGGAATAGAATTTCCATTCATCAACTTCTTTCCTTATGGTTGGGAAGTACAGCCTGTTCAGCCTCCATATACAATACACAGAATACAGTCCTTTTTGCGTGGTGATGAGGGTATAGAATATCCCTTAATTAATTTCTTTCCAGGTGGCTGGGAAATTCAAGCATTTCAGCCACCATTCTACCTAAAAGTTAATCAAAGGATAGCTTCTGTTTCACAATGGGAAGATGGTATTGAATTTCCTTACATTTTCATCCCACCAGGATTTACTACTCAGTCTTGGGAAGTACAATCTGTACAGCCACCATTTAAGATTAATAGAATACAGTCCTTTTTACGTGGTAATGAAGGAATAGATTTTCCGTTTGTTAATTTCTTTCCAGATGGCTGGGAAATACAACCATGGCAGCCTCCACATCGGCAACCTGAGATAAAAGGTGCTAGTTTTTTACGTGGTGATGACGGAATAGAATCACCTTTTGCAAGATTCTTTCCAGATGGCTGGGAAGTTCAACCATGGCAACCGCCTCATAGACAACCAGAAATAAAAGGGGCTAGCTTTCTACGTGGGGATGAAGGTATACAACAGTCGCTGTTGAGATTCTTCCCTTATGGGTGGCCAATTCAACCTTATCAGCCCCCACATCCGAGACCAGAACGCTCAGCAGCGTGGATGTTTGGTGATACAGGAACTGAAGGAGTTTATATATTTGTTCCACCTCCGCCCAAGACTAACAAACCGGGTTGGTTGGTTAGAGCTAGACATATGGGACGAAGATAATCTATAATCTAATAATAGATTATAGATGTAAGCTTCATACTACATTAAGCCGGTTAAGGTAACCTGTAATAATGGCACCGAATTCAAAAGCAGAACGAGTCACTGGAATCAATCGTCCCTTAGGAGACGAGGATGATTCTGATGATCAAAAGCAAACAATAGAGTTAGATGAGTTAGCTGGGCCTAATGGGGGAGGTGATAGCCGTCGCTTGGCTACGTTCTGGCTAAATCAGGTTATTGAAGTTGATGATGAGCGTGAATTTAAGAGGTGGATAAAGCGCGGTACCACGATTGAGAAGAGATATCGTGATGAACGCAGCAGAGTTGATGAAGAAGGGCAGCGCAGAGTCAACACACTTTGGGCAAACGTAGAAATATTGACTCCTGCTCTTTATGGTAAGCCCCCAGTTCCAGTTTGTGAACGCAGATTTAAGGATAAAGACCCAGTTGGTAGGGGAGCTGCTCAAATGCTTGAGCGTGCTCTTCGGAATGAGATGGAAGTTTGTGGTTTTGACGAGTCAATTCGTCAAGCTTTACGCGACTATCTTCTTCCTGGTCGTGGTTCAGTTTGGGTAAGGTATGAGCCAGAGTTTGGTGAAGGGATGTCAATCCCTGTTGATGATGACATGGATCAGACAGATGCCCAAGGAAGCATTGAACCGCGTGATGATAGTGAGGGTGAAGAAAAATTAAGGGAAACTGGGTCTAGAGTTGTTAGGGAATCTACACCAGTTGATTATATTCAATGGACTGACTTCTATACCTTCCCCGCAAGAGCCCGTATCTGGAAGGAAGTTACGGCTGTTGCTAAGCGTGTCTATATGACACGTGATCAATTGAAGAGGAGGTTCGGCAATGATATCGGCCGTGCTGTGCCTTTTCAGAAGGATGATCGCCGTATTCGTCGCCAGGAGGATACATCGCAGGGCCACTCAGTTGAGGAAAAGGCTCAGGTCTTCGAAATATGGGATAGAACAAAAGAAGAAGTCGTATGGGTGGCTGAAGGTTATCCGTATCTGTGTGATAGAAAAGATGATCCACTGAAATTGGAAAACTTCTTTCCATGTCCTAAGCCTTTATATTCCAACGTAACCAATAACACTCTGACACCTGTTCCCGATTTCATACAATATCAGGATCAGGCGATTCAGATTGATGAACTGACACAGCGAATTTCTATGTTGGCTAAGGCCTGCAAAGTCGCTGGTGTCTATAACTCTGCGGCCAAAGGCATTCAACGGCTCTTTAATGAGTCGGTTGAGAATGAAATGATCCCAGTTGATGACTGGGCAGCCTTTGCTGAGAAGGGTGGTGTTGCTGGCAACCTCAGTTTCATTCCATTAAAAGAAATAATGGGTGTTATTGAGGAACTTACTAAGATTAAAGAGCGTGCTATCGTTGAAATGGACCGTTTAACGGGTATCAACGATATCATGCGTGGTACAACTGATGCCCGTGAGACACTTGGTGGGCAACGTCTTAAATCTAATGCTTCAGGCACTAGACTTCAGGCACGTCAGAACGAAGTAGCACGCTTTGCACGTGACGCTCTAAAGATAATGGCTGACATTATGTGTCAGCATTTTAGTGCTCAGTCTCTTATAGAAGCATCAGGTGCCTTGTACGAAGAGGGCCTTGGTACTATGGGTGATGTCCAGCAAGATATGATGGACGCACTACAGGGAAAAGGACCGCAAGCTTCAGGTGGGCCTCCAGGTCCACCACAATTAGGTCAACCTGGGGGGCCACCACCTCCGGGTGGGCCGATGAGATCACCTACACCTGGGCCGGGGGGTCCGGGACTGCCGGGTCAGGGTGGGCCTATGGGAATGCCTCAACCCGGCAGTCCTCCGATGTTATCACCACCGGGTGGACCTCCAGGAATGCCTCCTCAAGGTGGCCCTCCTGGTATGCCCCCACCACGTCCTGGAATGCCTCCTCAAGGTGGTGGTCCTCCTGGTATGCCAGGACAGGCTCCTCCAGGTATGCCTGGGTTCCAAGGTCGTATGCCTCCACCACAACCAAGCATACCGCCTGAAATGCAAGATAAACTCAAAGGTCTAAAAAGGATCGCTGATTCCATACGCTTGCTTAGAGATGAAAGATTACGTGGGTTCAGGGTTGAGATTGAAGTCGAATCCACTATTTATGCTGATACTCAGCAAGAAAAGAATGACAGAACTGCTTTCATAGCTTCTGTTACTCAATTCATGCAGCAAAGCATGATGATTTCAGCACAGATGCCTCAAGCTGCCCCATTACTTGGAAAGTTTTTGCAGTTTGGTGTTCGAGGATTCAATGTCGGACGTGAACTTGAGCAAGCAATTGAGGATTTCTGTGACGAAGCAGTTGTAGCTGCCAAGCAGCATGCCGCATCTATGCAGAATCAGCCTAATCCTCAGATGTTGAAGGCTCAGGCTGATATGATGAAGGCTAAGTCTGACATTCAAAGTCAGCAATTCAAGATGCAAAGTGATCACCAGAAGGCTCAGGCTGAAGTTCAACGTCAGCAAATTGAGAATCAAGGTGAGGCACAGAATGCTGCCGCTGACACACAGCAGAAGCAAATGGATATGCAGATGCGGCAGCTTGAAATGCAGATTGAAATCATACGTCTGCAAATTGAGAAGGTCAAAGCTGAGAATCAATTGAAGATTGAATCTCAGAAGATGCAAACTGCTCAGGTTCAGGCTAACATAGATCAGCAGCAAGCTGGTCTTGACATGCAGAATATGCAGATGGAACAGGGTATGCATCATCAAAAGATGCAATCCGCAGAACAACAGCATCAGCAAAATATAGAATTACAAAGGCAACAGCATCAACAGAATATGGAGTTGGGTACTGCTAAGCATCATCAGTCTATGGAACAAGGCAGCATGCAAAATGAACTGGCCAGAAAGAAGATGCAGGGCCAAGGTGGGCCACCCCAAGGCCAGGGCAATCCTATGGATCAGCAACAGCCAAGTTTGGGTGGTCAAGTTCCTCAGGTTCCTCAGTCCCCCAATCCTAACCAAGGATTCTAGTAGATGAGTATCTTCAAAGATATGTTTCAATCAGTATGTGATGATAAATTCGGACAGGGTAATTATAATTATTCTGAATGGTACGCGCCAAATACAGATGCAGTTAACTATACAGTTGAGTTCCAGAATCAGCAAGGTCAAGTGTCAATTACAGGAATAGAAGAATTGATGTTTGATGGTGATTCTATTAAGTCAATGATGAGATCACAACTTGATGGACAGTTCCAATGACATCTTATGTTTACAGACCAGAGCATCCCGATGCTGATGAATTTGGGATGGTAGATAAGAAATTACTTATACAGTCCTATGTGGATGCTACACATGTTATTACTGATAACATGGATCAGCTTCGCAACATGGCTGATGGTAAGTATTATGATTCGAAGTCTGAGTTTAGAAAGGCAACAAAAGCAGCAGGATGCATAGAATA